AATACATGGAGACCGGCGACCCTCAGATCGCCATGATGATCGAGGCCATCCTCGACCCCACGCAGGAAGAAGCCGTCGCCCGCGAGATGGATCTCCTGCTCCCCGGCCAAGGCACCGCCGCCAATGTCCGCAAGCTCCGCGAGACCGGAGCGTTTGAATACGACTCGCCCTACATCTTCGAGAACCTCCCCGACTGGCAAGCCTACGAGCCTTGGGAGGACATCATCTTCCCGCCATCCACCTACGACCTCCAGCGGGCCCCCTTCATCGCCTGCCGCGAACTCCTCCGCGAGGACGAGCTCCGCGAGCGGGAGGTCACAGAAGACTACGACCCACGCTGGATCGAAGAGGCCATCAAACACAAAGGCATCTCCCGCCGCACCGGGCGCAACATGTATCGCATCACCGATACATTCCTGCTCTCCGACGACCGCGACATGATCGAGGTCTGGCGCGTCTATCAGAAAAAGTGGAACGAAAAGATCGGTGCCATGGAGGTCATCTGCACCCACATCCAGCCCAGCGTCGTGGACCGTGTCGCCAAGTCCGAGGCCATGGGCTACGAGCACGGGCAGTATCCCTTCATCGAGCTACCACTCGAGCGCACCAGCCGCCCCCTCATCGAGGCCCGAGGCGTGCCCGAGCTCGTCGCCAGCCAGCAAAGCGAGATCAAGGTGCAACGCGACTATCGCAGCGACCGCGCCTCACTGACCATCCTCCCTCCCCTCAAAATCCCGGCTTCGAGAGGAAAAATGGAAATCGTCCTCGGCCCTGCCAAGATGCTCCCAGAGCGTCGCCCCGGCGAATTCCAGTGGATGGCCCCGCCGGTGAATGACATGGGCACCATCGAAATCGAAGCCGCCACCCGCCGCGATGTTGATGAGTATTTCGGCGTTCCCCGCGCCGACATGGCCCCGCAGCGGGCACTCCTTGCCCAGCAGGATTTGGTCGATACCTGGCTCGCCGACATGGCCCTCATCCTCGGCCAGACATTCCAACTCTGTCAGCAATACCTCGACGACATCCAATTCGTCCGAGTCGCCGGCGGCCTGCCCACCCCCTTCCGCGCCAGCCGCCAGGATATCCAAGGCAAATACGACCTCCGCCTTGATTTCGACGCCCGCACACTCGACTCCGAGGCCCTCAAAATCAAATTGCAGGGTCTCACCCAGCTCATCCCCCTCGACACGCAAGGCGTCATCGACCGCGCCGGTCTCGTCAAATTCCTCTTCGGCTCCATCGACCCCAATCTTTCCGAGCTCCTCATCCGCGACGCCGAGGCCGCCTCTCAGCAAGAGATCGACGACGAGCAGGTTCAGTTTACGAAAATCGCCGCAGGCACCGAGCCCCCGCTCAAAGGCGAAGGCCAAAACTTCCAGCTCCGCCTGCAAACCCTCCAAAACATCATCCAGAGCAACCCGGCAATCCAGCAGCGCCTGCAACAAGACCAAATCTTCGCCGCCATGCTCAACGCCCGCATGGAGTCCTTCTCCTTCCAAGTCCAACAACAACAAAACGCGCAAATCGGCCGCGTCGGCGCCCAGCCCGGCCTGCAAAAAGTCGCCGAAGAAATGCAAGGAGGCCCGCAGTGAAATCCATCCCCTACAAAAAAGTCCGCGATGGCGTGATCTCCCGCATGGGCATCGACCCCGACCAGCCGCTCATGGCCTCGCAGGCCACGGCGCTCGCCGAGTATTTGACGACCGCAGCGGCGACCGCTTGGACCTTCTTCGATTGGCCCGAGGTTTATCTCACCGAAGAGCGCACGCCGAATGGCTCGGCTTGGTTTGCCACTGGCTATGTTTACCAATCCGAAGTAGTCGGCACCATTGCCTACTTCGGCCGCGCCCCGTCTGGTTCTGAGACCAGTGACCTCGTTTGGCGCGTCAAGAAAATCACAACCACCGACAGCGGCGATGTGCTCTCGGTCGAGACGGCTGTGGATATCGCGTGGGATGCCCGTGCCTCGGCGACCTATGCGGTTTCTACAAATAACGACGCCGAGATTCCCTACATCCTCTTCGACCAGGATAACCTCTCGCCCATCGGCGAGATCATGGCCATCTGGGACGCCGACCCAACGAGCGGAGCCTATGCCCGCAAGGTGCGGTATTTACTCAACGAGGACCGTGTGCTGCTCATCGATGCAACAGGCGAGACCGGCAATGTGTGGGTGCAGTTCCTGCTCCCGCAACCTCGCTTTACGACAGACGATTTTTCCATAGCCACCACCTACGCAGCCGGAGATATCGTGTTCTACAACACCACCGGCGATTGCTACATCGCCCGCCAATCCACCACCGGCAACCTCCCCACCGATTCGGAATACTGGCGTCGCTACCGCATCCCCGCGTTCTTGGCCGATTACCTCAAATTTTACGCCCTTGCCGAAACGCTTTCGGAGGACGGCCAGATGGATAAAGCCAACTACCAGTTCTCCCGCGCCGAAGGAATCCTCCAGCAACGAATGGACGACGCCTGGCTGCGCAAAGGCGAGGTCCGACGCTACTCCGCGAGCTTCCAATAATCCCCCCTTGACACCCTTCACCATAATTAAATTAACGATATGAGTAACCCCACCGTCCAGATCGCCGCCCGCTCCTCTGCTGGCATCGTGCAACCCGTCCAAGCCACATCAGATGGGGCTCTGCGGACCACCACCGGATTTGCGCTGCCTCTCTACGACAAGTTTGAAATCTTCCGCGTCGGTGCCACGAACAACACTGACTACACGGAATACTCCTTCGCCGGAACCGCAGTCGCTCGCATCAGGATGACTTACTTCGGTGGCGTTCCCGCTACCGACAACGCCCAGCTTAAAACTTCCTTCATCCAATATCCTCCATTCGCGTAAGCATGTCGCAAATCGCCTTCGATCCCCTCACAGGAAACATGGTTAGCACCACCGCCCAAGTGGCGCAGCTCGACTCCTCGGGCCAGATCAGTGGCACGATGATTCCCGACGATTTCGACGATGTGCAGAGGTTCGACTCCGTGGCCAGCTTCCCCGCCGAGGGCGTCGTAGCCCGCATCTATTTTTCCGCCGACAACAATGTCCCACACCGTTGGGACCCCGAAACCCTTTCCTACATACCCATCGTCGCCGATTCGGACGGCGGTGAGTTTTAGGACTAACCCCGCAGAACAACCCCAATACCCCTAAAACAATATGGCAAATATCAGAATCAAACGCCGCTTGACCGGCGCAGCCGGAGCCCCCGCAAGTCTTCTTTCGGGTGAGCCAGCGTATAACAAAGTAGACGGCATTCTCTACATCGGCGACGGCTCCGCAGTCGTGCCAGTCGGTGGTGCCCACTACGCGACCGCAGCCGCTCTCGCTACCGAGACCAGCAATCGCACATCGGCAATCTCCTCGGAGAACGCCCGTGCCGTTGCAGCGGAATCCGCACTCGGAACCCGCATCGACAATGTGTTGAGCAATGTCACCCCCGGCTCGCTCGACTCCCTCACCGAGGTTGTCACAGCCTTCCAGGCCGCAGACAGCAACCTCAACGGTGCGATCACCAGCCTCGCTAGCAGCGCCTCCTCGGCCCTCACAGCCGAAGTCAACCGCGCCACCGCAGCCGAGCAAGCCCTTGATGGCCGTGTCACCACAGCCGAGAGCGACATTAACGCCCTTGAGTCCCGTGCCACCAGCATCGAAGGTGCTGCCTCGACCCTCGCAGGCCGTGTCACCACAGCAGAGAATGACATCAACGCCATCGAGTCCGCAGCGACAACTCTCTCTGGCCGTGTCACCACAGCCGAGAGCGACATCGACTCCATCGAATCCGCTGCCACCACCCTCGCGGGTCGTGTGACCACGGCCGAGTCCGACATCAACGCCATCGAGTCCGCCGCAACGACCCTCGCCGGTCGCGTGACGACTGCCGAAGGCAACATCACCTCCGAGGCCAGCACACGCGCTTCGGCCGACTCAGCCCTCGATTCGCGTCTGGACGCGATTGAGGCAGAAATCGACGGCGGCTCGTTCTAAGACCCTCCCTCCCCACAGCGGCGGTGCGGTTCCAACCCGCCCGCCGCCCCAGGGCACCTTTCTTAAAACTTAATCCTTAAAACTTAAAACTTCTCCATGGCCACGGTCATAAAACTCCTGCGAAGCACGGTTCCCGGCCGAGTCCCCACCGCCGCGCAAGTAGCGCAGGGCTCCCTCGCCCTCAACCTCGCCGACCGCCGCCTCTACAGCAAAGACCACAACAACGAAGTTTTCAGAATAGCCCGCCCCCGCGACCCCAGCGACTACCAGCTCCTCCACGCTGCGGACGGTAACCACCTCTACCTCGGCCGCCTCGCTTGGGAAGACTACCCCGCCTCCGGCCCCGCCGAGGATTCCACCGCCTGGACCATTTACAAAATCACCACCAACTCTGCAGGCAATGTCGTCTCGGAGCAATCCGCCACCGGCGCGTGGTCAAACAAAACAAACCTCAATTTTTCTTAAACCCAAAAAATCCAAACACCATGATCGCTACAGCACCCATTGAAATCAACGGAAAGCAATACCCGAAATATTCTTTAGACCTCTCCATATCGGGCCGTTACTTAGCCGACGGTTCCAGCGATGCATCCATCGCAGCCCGTTTCATTCCCACTCGATTAGTCGAAGACGGCGAGCCAGAGCAGGCGCAAGAGCATTCCGTGAACCTCGCCCTCGGTAGCCTCTCCGGCTCCGACGAGCCAACACTCACCGCCGTCGCCGAAATCAGCGCAGCACTCCAAAAATTCATTCTCTCGAAAGGACTCTAAAAAATGGCTCTCATCGTATCTGCCGCCACCGGCAATTTTAACGCAACAGCAACATGGG